CTATGACAAAGAGGTAGATGATGTAGACCTAGAGTTTGACGGAGGAGGTCCATCAGCATCTACAACTTACTTAACAGACCCACAACTAGACTTAGCATTTAAAAACTATTCTAAGGAAAACTACTTTATAAAGTCATATGTAACATTACAAAATTTTGCAGATGTAGGAAAGATACCATATTCTCAATACGAATTTATACAAAGAATTAATGGAGACAGGGTACTAGATTTTGATTCTGAAACTATTCAAGATTTTAATACCACAAAGTACGAAGTAATGGATAGAACTGTTATATTCCCACCCAAAGAACTAGTTGACTTTAAAGACTACTACATAACAGTCCATATTGAACTACAAACTAATGGCTTGATAAATAATCCTATCCAAATTAAAAAAATGTCTCTTTCATCGCTAGCATATGATGAAAGTTCTTTTTATTCAATAAGTAGCCCAGATGGATACAAACTATATCCTTTTAGTAGATATGATAAATTTTATGTTTACAAAAATAAAAATCCATTTGTTGTCTATAAAGACTCTACGTCATACATGTATACAACTGCAGACTCAGGAATAAGCGTATTACCATATGATTCATCTGCAACAAGGGGAATAACTGTTCCAATAAACCAACAGCAAGCAAGCCAGTATTTGCTAGGTGGAGTTCAATTTTGGGGATTCTACAACAAGGACTATACAATAGAGCCTACCCAGGCTATTGCACAAATAAAAACATACCTAAAAACATACACCCTATACCTATCCCCAGAATCAAATAGCCTTAGAGGCAAGGTAGAGGTATATGACGAAAATAATATAAATGTATCTAATGATTTAATATTTTATCAAAATGGTAAGTTAGTTGATGATATCTACATTACCCCTTTAACTTGGAATTCAATACTTATAGTATTTGATCAGGGTGAAGATTTAGCAAACTATGTTGGACAATTTGAAGTATATGAGGGGCTCATGGTTAATAATATGGCTTTTTATAGAAAGTCAAATGAAGCAGTAGGAAGAGAGTTTATCTTAAATGACTGGGTTGACATTAGCACAGAAACAACATGGCAAACCTGGGAAGACGCACAAAACTGGTCAAGCATAGAAGGACAAGTAGAAGAACTTAGGATCAATGTTGATGGAACAAATATATATGAGTCTACTTTTGGAGTTGCTAGTGTAGTTTTAGATGATACTTCACAACTAAATGTAAGTTCTGATAGCGTAGTTGTAATTACTGGAACAATTTGGGAAGAGTATAGCCAAAAACCAGTATAGTATGGTACAATTGTGTATATGAAAAATTACGGTGATCCAAAAAATGGCAAAAGTAAGTTAACAGTCTTAAATAAACAACAAAAATATGGCATATATGTGTGGCAAATGGATAAGAATGGCAAAGCATTTGGAGACGGTAGAGGAAATGTTATGAATATACCTGGCCATCCATACGACCTTGAAAAGATGGCTAAGGTAAAACAAGCAGCAGAATACTACGGAGCACCAGCAGGAAAAGTAATTTTTATGCCAGGAATAAGAAGAGTATCCGATGCTGAGTACTCAGAACAAGTTCAAAGAATGAAAGAAGGATACATTGCAAGCGAAACAGATATCGGTGCATGGATGGATGCAGAAAGAGGTTTAAAGTCAAATGGAGAATGAAGAATACGAATACGTTGCTAGAATAGATAACCTAGACAGAATGGAAAAGCAACAAAAGTCAGACGACTTCATGATTGATGCTGAAGTAGCAAAATCATATTCTGGGCTAGATTCAAATTTTAAACGCAGAGCATCACGCTCAATAAACAAAGTTTTTACAGGACAAGATAACACAAAATCAAAACAATTATTCCCAGAAATGGATATTGTTACAGCATACGGACTATATGATGTTGTTGTTCCTCCATATAATTTAGATGAACTTGCTTGGTTTTACGAAAACTCATTTGCAAACCATGCTGCAATTAATGCCAAGGTATCAAACATAGTTGGCTTAGGATACCACTTTGAAAATACAGATGCTACAACTGCTAGATTAGAAGAAGCAGAATCAGAAGAACAACTGATGAGAGCACAAAGAAAACTTCAAAGACTAAAAGCACAGATGACACAGTGGTTAGAAGATCTAAACGATGAAGATACATTTAGCCATATATTAGAAAAAGTTTATACAGATGTTGAATCAACAGGAAATGGATATATTGAAGTAGGTAGAAAAGTAAATGGAGAAATAGGCTACATTGGCCATATTCCAGCAACTACAATTCGTGTACGCCGTATTCGTGATGGATATATTCAAATAGTTAACCAAAGAGTTGTATTCTTTAGAAACTTCCAAGGAAAAGAATCAAATCCAGTAACTACTGATCCAAGACCAAATGAACTTATCCATATCAAGAAATACTCTCCAAAGACTTCATACTACGGAGTGCCAGATACAATTGCATCATCAGTATCAATGGTAGGAGATAATTTAGCAGGTAGATATAATATTGACTACTTTGAAAACAAAGCAGTTCCTAGATATATAGTAACCCTAAAAGGTGCTAAATTAAGTTCAGACGCAGAAGATAAGTTATTTAGATTCTTGCAATCAGGACTTCGTGGTCAAAGTCACAGAACTCTGTATATCCCACTTCCAGGAGATACAACAGATAGCAAAGTAGAATTTAAGATGGATCCTATTGAGGCTGGAATTCAAGAAGGATCGTTTGAAAGATACCGTAAGTCTAATAGAGACGATATCTTGATGGCACACCAGGTACCTTTCTCTAAAGTAGGAGGGGGTGCTGGAGTTTCTATTGCCTCTGCTCTCGCTTCTGATAGAACATTCAAAGAACAAGTTGCTAGACCAGCCCAAAGAAACCTAGAAAAAGTAATCAATAAAATTGTTAAAGAAAAAACAGATATTTTACAATTTAAACTAAATGAACTTACCTTAACAGATGAAACTACTCAAAGCCAAATAGATGAAAGATATCTAAGAATGCAGGTAGTTGTTCCTAATGAAGTAAGAGAAAGACTTGGTTACCCTTCAAGACTAGGGGGACAAGACCCAATTGTTTTGGGTGCTCAACAAAGAGCAGAACAAACAGCACAAGCAACTGGAAACAGAAGCAGGGATCAACAAAGAACTGACAATGCTAGTGATTCTCCTTCAACCACCACTGGACGAGGTCCAGGTGGCGAGGGTAGAACCGTATTATAACAGTTTTTAAAAACCCTTATAAATACTAATATAATGGAAGTAGTATGACTAATTTGCATAAAGCATTTTGGCACTCTGAAGATAACTCTATAAAGTTATCCATGCCAATCGCTAAAGTCGATAAAGAAAAACGTATGGTTTCAGGGTTCGCAACCCTAGACAATGTTGACAAGCAGTCAGACATTGTCCCAACAGATGTTAGTATTAAGGCATTTGAAAGATTCCGTGGAAATCTAAGAGAAATGCACATGCCTATCGCAGTCGGTAGAGTAATGTCATTCAAAGCAGATAAATTTTATAACAAAGAAGAAGATAAGTTTTATAATGGGGTGTATGTAGATGCTTACATTTCTAAAGGTGCTCAAGACACTTGGGAAAAAGTTCTTGACGGTACTCTTTCTGGTTTTTCTATTGGCGGTAGTATTAAAGATAGTGAAGATCAATATGACCCCCAGATGGATAAAGCAATTAGAGTTATTAAAGATTATGACTTGAGTGAATTATCTTTAGTAGATAATCCAGCAAATCAATTTGCAAACATTTTATCTATTCAAAAGAAAGAAGATGGAACTAATGTTGTTGATGGATTTTTATCTAAGATGACTGTTGAAAATGTATATTGGTCAAAAGATAATGGATTAGTTAGACTTTCTAAAGAAGAAGATCCACGTACAGGTGAATTACTAATTGGATTTGTTGAAACAACAGATACAGAAAAAACACAAAGAATTAAAGACTTATTAAAAGAACATGGTGCAATCACAAACGAAATGACACCAAATAAAAATCCACATTCAATGGATGATTGTGAAGATCCAAAAAATTGCCCAGATCATATGGCAATGTGGCATGATAAAGAAGAAAAAGAAGAAATGGGTAAAGCAAGTAATGTTAGAGTTGGCGACATGGTATCTTGGAACTCAAGCGGTGGTACTGCAAGAGGAAAAGTTACTAGAGTCGTTCGCAATGGAAAAATAAAGGTTCCAAATAGTTCTTTTACTATTACAGGAACGCCAGAAGATCCAGCAGTTGCTATTAGGGTTTACAGAGATGGAAAACCTACGGATACAATTGTCGGACACAAGATGAAAACATTAAGAATGAATTCATCAAAATCACTTGATGGGATGTCAATTGATAATTCCGTAAAGGAGGGGAATAATATGGCAAATACAGAAAAAGAAGTAACTAAGGCAGTTGAAGACGAAGTAGTCGTTGTAGATGAAATCGTTGAGTCTGAAACAGCAGAAGCAGAAGTAGCAGCAGAAGCACCAGCAGAAGCAGCAGCAGAAGCACCAGCAGAAGCAGCAGCAGAAGCACCAGCAGAAGCAGCAGCAGAAGCACCAGCAGAAGCAGCAGCAGAAGCAGTTGAAAAATCTGATACTGTAGTTGAAGATGCCACCACTCCTGCTGAAGAGAGCAAAGATGCTGACTTGGCAAAGGCTGTTGAAACAGTCAAAACTTCTGTTGAAGAAGTTAGCAAGTCCGTTACTGCAGCAGTTGGAGATTTAGTGGCAACTGTAAAATCAATTAATGATCAAATTGCCGAATTGCAAAAAAGCGTTGCAAAAGTAAACGAGGAAGTTACAACAATGAAAAACAACGCAGAAGAGTTTGGAAAGCGTGTTGACTCACTAGAAGATGATACCGCTATCCGCAAGTCTGGCGACCTCGGCGGGGTCGTGCAGGAAAACAAAATACAAAAAAGGTCGATGTGGGGCGGGCGTTTCCTCAATTCCGCTGACCTCTATCGTTAACATTCACTGGGAGGTGAAAAAATTATGTCAGAAGAAATTTTAGAAAAATCAGCAGCAACTGGATCAATCGTTTCAGGTGGAATTGGTGGAGTATCAACTCCTTCAGCAAACCTAGGACCTGCAGGTACAGCATCACCAGCCGATGGTGGCGGTATCTTAAATCCAGAACAATCTGCTCAATTTATCGAATATATTTTCGAACAACAAGTTCTTGCTCGTGATGGTCGCCGTGTAACAATGCGTGCCAACTCAGCAGAACTAGAGAAGTTAAACGTTGGAGAACGTGTTATCCGTGCTGCTGCACAAGCAGACGCAACATACACCAACGCTGGTGTTACTTTCACAAAGGTGGAACTTTCTACAAAGAAAATCCGTCTTGACTGGGAAGTATCAACAGAAGCACTTGAAGACAACATCGAAGGTGCAGGATTAGAAGATCACTTAGTTCGCACAATGACTCGTGCATTTGCAAACGATCTTGAAGATCTTGCTATCAACGGTACAGGTTCTGGTACAAACTCATTCCTTAACATTTTGGAAGGTTTCTATGTAAAAGAACAAACTGGTAACGATGCTGGTGGTACATTTGGTACAACCGTGGAAGATTTGCAAGCATTAGTTCTTGCAATGCCACGTAAGTATCGTGCATCACGCGGTGCAATGAAATTCTACGCTTCTAGCGAAACAGTAGCAGATATCATCAATGGTCTCGGCTCAAGCGGTAACTTGCCATCAGAAAGAATCGTAGAACGCGTTATTGACGGAGTAGCACCACAAACATTAGGTGCACCTGTTACATACCGTGTACTAGGAATTCCTCTAGTTGAAGTTCCTTTGATGCCAGCAGACTATATCTCATTGACATTCCCAGAAAACCGTATTTGGGGATTCCAAAGAGACATTACTGTACATCGCGAATTCCAACCTAAGAAAGACACTGTAGAATATACAACTTTCTTACGTTTTGGTGTTCAAATCGAAGAAACAGATGCAGTTGCATTCTCAAAGAACTAATTAACTTTTAGTTCACAGAAGGGGGGATAGTAAAATATCCTCCCTTCAATCTTTTTACAATGATATAATTAGTAAGGAGGAATTTTATTTATTATGGAAATATTAAATGAAAGACAATATAAAAAAGTTACTGGCCTAACAGCCACTTTTACAATTTCTCCAAGTGGAACATATACATTAGACTATGAAGACCTATATACAGGTGAAACATTCTCAGCATCAGCAACCACAATATCTGGAGCAGTATCATTTAGCCTTGACTCAAAATATTTAAACTATACTGGATCGCTAGCAGCATCAGTTAAAAACTCTATTGGTGATACAGTAATTTTAACGAATATTGAAATCATAAGACCATATTGCAATTTAGACACAGTAGCCTCTGCATTGAGCATTACTGATGGAAAAGAAATTGAATATGAAAGACTAGCAAGATATATTATAGACTCACAAACTCAAGGGTTTCCATTCCTTCGTAAAGAAAAAACAGTGGTTGGAAATGGATCCGACTATTTGCCAATAGATGAAAAAATATACAAGATTTATAAAGTATATGAAAATCAAGATTTACAATATGATTCTAGCCTAAGTGCTAGTGCAAATGACGTTGTTTATGCAATTACAAAAGATGGCACATCAATAACTAACGTAGACGATGAAACACCAGAGAATAAAGTCAATTATAGACAGGTATGGATGGAAAGATATCTAGATGTTCAATTTGCTGAAAATGCCGAATATACAATTGACGGAGACTTTGGATATAAAGTTGTTCCTCAAGACATACAAGAAGCATGTGAATTATTAATACAAGATATTAAAAACGATAATCTAAAATATATAAACAGATATATTGAATCATTTGATAATGAAGACTTTAAGATTAAGTTTGCTAAAAATCCAAGTACTGGAACTGGCAATATGTTTGTAGATAAAATTTTGGAGAAGTACAGAAACAGGCTTCGTATCGGGGTGTTGTAATGATTTTAGAGACATCTAGTCTTGACGACTTATTATTTCCAATGACAGCAGATGTATACTATGCTACAACTAGACAACAAGACTACGGCAATATATCTAAAACATGGGTATACGATAGAACAATAGATTGTTCAATTATTAGTGAATTGTCTACAAGAGGCTTTAATGGAGAACTTAGAACAAAAGGTACAGACTTTATCTATGACTCAAATGCATTTTTAAGAACTAAACAAGATCTAAGACAAGATAGTAGTGGAATTTATCATCCTATTACGTCTATATCAGTAACAAACATAAAAGATCCATCTGGAGCCTATGTATGGATCAATGGTCAAAACTTAGTTAATTCAGCAGGGGTAGTAAATACTAAATATGAAGTTAAAACTATAGTACCTACATTTGACTATAACCATAATCTAAGACATTTTAGACTGTACATAAGTAAGTCTCAAGTGCAAAAGTGGGAATCATGATTACAGCAAAAATAAATGTTAATAATGTCTCACAAGTTTTAAAGAATGTTGTTCAATATACAGATGGCTTTACAACAGAGTTAAAAAGAAACCAAAAGAAAATAACTAAGAATATAGCAGATGAATCAATAGATGTTTTCTACGATTATCTAGACGGCCTTGCTAGATCACATCCTGGAATGCTACACCACGTATATGAATGGGGTCAAGTTGGAAACCCTGGTGGAAGACTATTTGAACTAACATCTGCTTTAAAAGGTAATAATGCATTAGTATCTGCAGAGTTTTTGTATTCCGATACAACCCCGCCAAATAGTGATCAAGAATTTTTTGATAAAGCAAGAGTAATGGAAGAAGGAATAGAGGTAGTTATAAATGAAGTTAATGCCAAAGCATTGTTTTTTGAAGTGGATGGAGAAGAGTTTTTTAGAAGTGGTCCTATCGTAATAGCAAACCCAGGAGGTGCTGCAACAAGAGGATCTTTTGTTAGAGCATTCAATGAGTTTTATGGGATATATTTTACTAATGTATACTTGGACTCAATAGGATTTTATAAACACTTTTCTAACCCTAAAGAATATAGTAATAAATTTAGAAGTGCTGCTAAAAATAGAAATGCAAGATCAATAGGAAAACAAGCAGCATTATCTTGGATCGTAAAAGGACCAGGTGGTAGACGATGAAGATTTATAGACCAGAAAACATTATTAATGAATATGTTTGGGAACAGTTTAAAACTCAGGCACCAGCCTTTTATAACCTATACCCTAAGACCGTAGGTGGTCCAGACTTTATACCATTTTTCCCAGCGGGTGCAGGAAATATTCCTCCTGATATATTAGAGAATGATTTACCATATATTATATTTGATAAGTTTACAAAAGTAAGAACAGGATCATATAAGTATTTTTATCCTATAAAAAGTGAGCAAATGAGATATACAATTTATGGTGGGTCTTTATATGGAGATGCTCCTAACGGTGCAGATAGATATGGAGTAACAATCAACCTAACAAGTCTTATCACAGCAATTTTAGATAGAGAAGATACCGCAGCACAAGATATAAATCAATTTGCTGGAACATTAAGAGACTATGATGAATCTACCTATCCAGACTTATTTAAGTATAGTTTTCACTGTATCAATGTGTTTCAGTCAGGGTATGCAGAAAGTCAACAAGATGTATCTGATTTAATGGAATATAGACCATCTAGAGATCTTATTATCAAATATGACTATCATTCTAAGCAATATAATGAGTAATAAATAGGTATATAATTAGTATTGAGGAAATCGCCCCACTTTTCCTAAAAACAAGGAAGGTGAAATAAAATATGGCATTAGGTAACAGCAACCAAATTATCGTAGGTGCCGCTCGTCTGTTCGTATCAAAAGGAACAGGTGGCAAAGGTGCCTTGAAGTACTCACAAGGTTCTGGATCAGCAGCAGTTTATAACTTTACTGGTTCAGGTAGCGTATCAGGAATTCCTTCATTCGTATCTGGAACACCGTTCGCAGACACAATGGAAGCATCATCTGATTATAACAACGTAGGTTACACCATGAACGGTTTGGAATTACAATTCCAACCAGACTTCGGTGAAGTCCAAGTTGATCAATTGCTAGACGTTGCAAAACTTTACAAACAAGGTATGCAAGTTAACATGGCAACAGCATTTGCTGAAGCAACACTTGAAAACTTATTGTTAGCAATCGCTGCTCCAAGTACAGATAAATACGATGGTGCAACTGAAGATACACTAGTCTTAAACTCTGGAGAACTAGGATCTGTTCCAGTTGAACGAGCAATCGTTGCAATCGGACCAGGATCTGGAGACCCAGACGCAACTGGTGCATCAGCAGTAGAACGCGTATATGTAGCACACCGTGCACTCTCAATTGAAAGTGTAACAGTATCTGCAAAACGTGACGAACCATCAATGTTCGAAGTATCATTCCGTCTACTTCCAGCATCAAATGGATCATACGGTAAAATCGTAGATCGCGTACGTGGTTAAAAACAATTAAATAGACACTTAGCCCATCTCTCTTGTCGAGAGGTGGGTTTTGTGCTATAATTTTACTATGTCCTTAAGGAGGATAAATGGCAACAAGTGTCTATGAAATTGTAGAAGTTGAATTACAAGACGGTACGAAAGTAACAATGAAACCTTTAAAAATTTCTCTATTGAGAGATTTTATGAAAGAGTTTCAAAAAATATCAGACACGTCAATTGCTGAAGACAATATTAAATCAATGGATTTGCTTTTAAGTTGTGCTGCAATTGCTATGAAGCAATACAAGCCTGAAATAGCAGATAAAGCAAAATTAGAAGAACTTATTGATTTACCAACAGTTTATAAAGTAATTGAAGTGGCTGCAGGAATTAAGTTGAACGACCCAAACGCACTAGCGGCGGCTCTAGTTGGTCAGAACTAGATCTCGCCGAGATAGAATCTAAAGTATTTCTTCTAGGACTTTGGAAGAATTACGAGGAACTGGAGAATTCTTTATCTCTACCTGAATTAGTAGAAATACTAACTACTAAAAGAGAAGAAGAATATGAAAACAAAAAGTTCCTTGCTTCACTAAAAGGAATAGATTTAGATAAAAATTCTAAGTCGTCTCACGATGCTTGGGAAGCACTAAAGGCAAGGGTTTTCAGCAATGGAAAAACCTCTAACCCTAATGACATAGTGGCACTGCAAGGTGTTGCTGCAAAGCAAAAAGGCTTTGGGATTGGTCATGGGTTAGATTACGAGGTGATTAGTTAGTGGCTGATGTAGCCAAGGGTATTATTGATATTGAGATCAATACGGGTAATGCCGCTGCCCAATTAAAGGCTTTACAACAACAAATAAACGCATTTACAATTGCGGTAAATAAAAATAATAAATTTCAAAGTAGTGCCACTGCTAAATATACTACTGAATTACAAGACTTAGTTAATGCAAGCAGATTCTTTACTGCTGAAACCGTAAAGATGAAAACATCTGCTGGTGCATTAGATGCTACCCTAAGAAAAGGTCAAGCAACTCTAGGTCAATTTTTTAATGCTAAATTTAATAGAAACAGTGCTTTATTTGCTGAAACAATGGGTCTTGCCGCAGAGCGTTCAAGAACATTACAAACTCAATTTATAGCCACAACTGGTGCATCAAGAGGCATGCAAGAGGCTCTTGCTATCAGACCTCTAGCAGCATTTAGTTCCGAGATGGCTATTGCTACACAAAGATCTCAAATTCTTACTTCGATGTTTAAGCAAGGAACAACACAATTAATTAACTTTGGTAAGAATGTTCAGTGGGCTGGTCGTCAGTTGATGGTTGGTTTTACACTACCGTTGACAGTATTTGGATCAACTGCTGGCAAAACATTCATGGAACTAGAAAGACAAGCAGTAGCATTTAAAAAAGTTTATGGAGACATCTTTACCACACCTGCAGAATTACAAGGCAATATGGATGCTGTTATGGCTTTGGGTAAAGAATATACAAAATATGGAATTGCAGTTAAAGATACAGTTGGCTTGGCTGCTCAGGCTGCAGCAGCAGGTCGTAGAAATAAAGATTTAACAGACGCAGTAACTCAAGCAACTAGGTTATCAACACTTGGTCAAATGGATCAAAATCAAGCACTTGATACAACAATTGCTTTGCAGTCAGCATTTAGACTTAGTGGACAAGAGTTAGCAGATACAGTTAACTTCTTAAACATGGTTGAAAACCAAACTGTAGTAAGTTTACAAGATTTAGCAGCAGCAATTCCACGTGTGGCACCAGTTATTAAAGGTTTAGGTGGAGACGTAAAAGATATGGCTGTATTTCTTGCAGCAATGCAGGAAGGTGGAGTATCCGCAGAGCAGGGTGCAAACGCACTAAAGTCAGGTCTTGGATCTTTAATTAACCCAACAAAACAAGCAAAAGAAATGCTTGCTGGATTTAACATTAATCTAGATGCAATTGTCCAAAGAAATCGTGGAGATTTAATGGGCACTGTAATGGATTTCGCAACAGCACTTCAAACTTTAGATGAATTCTCTAGACAACAAGCATTAGAGCAAGTATTTGGTAAGTTCCAATACGCTCGTCTAGGTGCACTATTTGAGAATATAGTTAGAGATGGATCACAGGCAAGTCAAGTTATAGACACTATGGCATTCTCCTCTGAACAGTTAAGACAAACTGCTGAGAGAGAGTTGTCTGTTATTGAGCAATCATTTGGTGTGCAATTAACCGCGGCTATTGAAAAATTTAAATTAGCAATTGCTCCTATAGGTCAATTATTTGTTCAACTTGCTATTCCTGTTGTTAATTTCTTAACTAAGATAGTAGAAGGATTTAATAATCTTCCTGACTTTTCAAAGAAATTTATAGCACTAGCAACTATTATTACTGGCTTAGTTATACCTGCTGGAACAATGTTTTTTGGTTTATTAATGAACCTAAGTGGAACTCTTGCTAAATTATTACAATCTCTTGGAATATTTTCTAAAGGATTAATGAAGGGTGGGGTTGTAGGCGGAATTCAAGCAGTAACTCAATCCATGAAGTATATGTCTCTTGAAGAGATAGACGCCGCAATTGCAGCAAAACAGTTGGGTTCAGCAACCATGTCTGCAAACGATGCTTTCCGTGCTCAAGTTTCTGCCGCAGAGGGTGCAAGGGCAGCAGTTAGAAACTTAGGCGATACATATTCATATTTAATAAACAGAATGGCCGAAGCAGCATCCTTATCTAAATTTACATTTGCTGCACCAGGAACTGCATTACAAACAGCACAAGCAAGATCAAGAAATATTAAAGGTGCTTTCCCAAGAAGATTTGCTACAGGTGGTCAAGTTCCAGGAACTGGTAATCAAGATACAGTTCCAGCAATGTTGACACCAGGAGAATTTGTTGTAACAAAAGATGCAACTAGAAGCATTGGTACAAAGTTCTTAGAAAGATTAAATATGGGTGGAGTTGCTGGATACTTTGGTGGCGGAGATGTAATAGAAAATAAAAGAAATCTAGATATATTAGCACAAGAAGCCGTAGAAAGAAGTGGTATTGGAGTTAGACCAGGAAAGTTATCGCCATCTCAAGCAAGAATGTTTGGACCACCACTTGAACTTACACACTTAGGATCTGGAGGAGATTTTGTTAAACCATCTGGACTCACTGGAGGCCAAGAAAAAATATTTAATAAGGTTGGCAAATTTGCAACACAACAAGAAGGATTTACAGCATTTTTACCTAGATCAATTAATCAAGCATTAAGAAACAGTGTTGGAAGTGGAGTAAAAGCATCTGATCTGTTGTCATATTTAAGAAATACTCCAGCAGGTCAAACCTTTGGTCCACTAGATCAAGTGCTAGGTAAAACTGGTAGAGGAACGGGTTCTGATAGAGTTCAAGCAGCAATGGTAAGAAAACTAGAATTAATGGTAAAGACTGGTCGAGGCGATGAATTACTATTTGATAAGCATGTAGGCCCAATCTATCAAAGGGCAATTAAAAAATTATATCCTGAAACATATTCTTTATTAAAGAGACCAATGCAGTGGAGAGCAGATACAAAAGAAATTTATAATAAGATAGGAATATCAAAACCAACTGACATTGAAAGCCCTAGAACAATAACAAACCTTAGAGCAAAAGGTCTTGTTGTTTTAAATAAAGGTAAAAAATTAGCAGGAGATATAACAAAAGATCAAAAGTCTCAATTTATCAAAAACCTACCAAAAGGAAGTATTGGTGTTTATAGAAATAAATCAGGAAAAGTAAACTTTATAGGAAGAGATGGAAGTATTGTTGGAGCAAGTTACACTGGTGGAGCAAACATACCTGCAGCATTATCAGGACTAAGAAACATATTGGTAACAAAAAATAAAGGTGGAGATATAAATAGTAGTGGGACTCAAGCAGCACTATTAACTCCAGGAGAATTTGTTGTCAACAAAGATGCAGCAGCAAGAAATAGACCATTCTTAGACGCATTAAATGCTGGTAAAGTAAAGAATTTTCAACAAGGAACAAGAAAAGAAAGAAACCAAAGATATCAAAATATTACTGGAAGAACAGTTGGCCAAGCAAGGATGGCGGCAATTGGATCTCGTGTTGGTGGAGGAATCGGTGGTGCTGCTTTTACAGGCTTTTTGGCTGGTCCAGCATTACAGTCAAGTTCTAACCAAGCAGTTAGTGCAATTGGAAAAGTTGTAACAGGTGCCTCTATTGCCGCTAGTGCATTCCAAGTTTTAGGACCAGTATTAAGAGTATTAGCAACAAGATTACCATTCCTTACAAATCCAGTAGGTTTAGTAATTACAGCATTTATGGCAACTTCTGGATTGTTAAGCATTGTTGTAAATAAAGAATTAAAGAAGGTAGCAGATGCTGGTGCTGCTATGACAAGAGCAATGTATGGATCTACAGAAAATATTGAAGCAATGGCTGAATCTTTTGGAAGAACTACAACTAGACAAAGATTAGCAGAAACAAGAGCAAGTAGAGCAGGTGGAGGAATTAGTGCTGAAGCACAACAATTCTCAACACAATATATACAAAGTGATGCAGGAAAGAAACTATTGGCAGACATTGAAAAGGTAAGAGCAGCAGGTGGAGACGCTGCTCTAGCAATCAGAAATCAAGTTTCGAAAGCAGTTGTTGCTGGAGCAATTACGCCAGATGAAGCAGAGGCTATTGCAAAAGATATTGGTTTAGCATTAAATGATCAGAGTTTAGCGATAGATGCAGTTGGAAAAATATCAAAACTATTTGGACCTAATGGAGAATTATTAGAAAATAACATTTTACAGATTGCTGCTGAAATATCTCCTAAGTTTAATCTGTCTGACATAATTACTTTAGCACAGCAACAAGTAGAAGAAGGCAACTTTATATCTAAACTATTTGGTATTGAAGAAAACCAAGTAAGAGAAAATGTGGCAAACAACATCAATGAAATACTAAAGGGTGCAAATGAAAATATAGCAGCCTCTATGGATGTACTGACAACCCAGTATGAAGATGGAGAAATAAGTTTTACTAAGTATCAAGAAGGAATTAAACAACAAACAGATTTAATAAATAAAAATACCACTAAAGCAATAGACTCTTTTGCACAGTATTTAGGTAAAACAGATGCTGAGTTAAAAAATCTTTATGATAGAAATAAGTTTGGTAACTTAAGAACTCAAGAATCAAAGGCTGTTGTAAAGTTTTTTGATGATCAAAGAAAAGCAGCAGAACAGTCACTAGTTGGAGTTGGTCAAGGATTTGAGTCAAGCATTGTTGATGCTGTATTTACTGGACTAGCAGATGGAGATGTCTTAAAGGCAACAGAATATTTCAATCAACTAACAACTGGAAATATAGATAAAGATCTAGTTGATAAAATAGTTAAAGCACTTACTGACAAAGGATTGATAGAAGCAGCAAATGCATTTAGAAATTATATTACACCTCAAGTTACATCTCGTGCACCTGATGGAGTAAAGCCACCAGTAACCTTTCAAGAAGAAGATCCACCAGGATCAGGTGGAGAAAAGTCTAAGATTCAAATATTAGAAGAATCAATTAAGCAAACAAAAGAGTATTCAGCAGCACTTAGCGTGTTAGTAAAAAGAGGATTGTCACCAGAAGCAGCCGCAAATCTAGATGCTGCCACTGCAATTGAATTAGTTAAAAAGAAAAGACTAGACTTGGTAAAAGCAGTAAATCAACAAGCAGCCGCTCAAAGAGTTTTACAAAATATAGTTAAAGGTGAAGACGAAAGACAAGTAGATATTTTAGAAGCACAAACAGATGCTATTGACGCTAACATAGAAGCGGTACAAGATCAAATAGATGCTATCAATAAATTAAATGATGCTGATCAAAGACAACTTACTGTTAGAAACAAAGCATTAGAAGATCTGTCTAAGAAAGAAGAAAATGTAAATAAATCTTATAATGCAAGAATTGATGCTTTGAATAGAGTAAAAGAAGCAAATGCTCAAGTAGCACAACAAGAAAAAAATAGACTTGATTTAGCCAGTGCCTTAACTAGTGGAGATATCGCTGCTGCAGCACAGGCTGCTTTGACAATGACAGAAGACTTTGCTCAAGGTCAAATAGACAATACTCAAGCAGAACTAGAACTACAAAGACAAAGAGAAATTGATGCATTAACAACATCAGTAAATGGACAACTCTTAACAAGACAACAGATAGAGTCACAAATTGATTCAATAAACCAAAGAATGTATGAAAGAGATCTTCAAACATGGCCACTACAAGATCAAATTAAAAACTTAGAGTCACAAAGAGAAGTTATTGCAAGACAGATAGAAGCAACTCAACTAAGAATTAGAGCCCGACAAATAGAGGAAGAAGCAAGAGTTGGAAGATTAGTGGGCTACTATAAAGATATTGCTAAATATATAAATCAAGCAGCGAATAGAAAATATGACCCAACAGCAGCCAACGCTGGTGGAGTTATTAAAAAAGCATTTGGAGGTTTCCTAAAGTATACATCTAATGAACCAGCACCAGGCATGGCCATGGGTGGAAAGATGAAGAAGTATGCTGTTGGTAACATAGTTCCAGGCTTAGGAAATACAGATAGAGTTCCAGCACTTCTTACACCAGGAGAATTTGTAGTTAGAAAATCAGTTGCTGCAGAAAACATGGATATGCTTAAAGCACTTAATGGAGACGTATTTCCATCAATAAAGGGAACTGGCTCATCAGTAGAGTTAGGATCAGTAGCACCAACAACATCAACAATAAATAACACTCCAGTGTATACTTATAATGTAAACGTTAATGTTCCAAACACAGATGCCTCACCAGAAGAAATAGCAAATGTTGTAGTTGGAAAACTTAGAAGAATGACAGATACAAACTTAAGGAGCAATAGACTTTAATGGTTAATTCAACATATATTCAAAATAGATTTGCATATACCAGACCACAAGCAATTGCATGGGCAGACTCATATACCCTTAGTGGAGGATTATTTATACCAGATGGCAATACCGAAGGTGAAGACTTTTTAATACTATCAGACCATAATAGAAGTGAGATTAATTTTACTAAACAAAGAATAGAAAATAAACAAAGAATGATATCTGGAACAATGCGTTCTTATCATATTGCAGACAAAACAAATGTTTCTTGGTCTTGGGAAATGCTTCCTTCTAGAGCATTTAGTGGAGATCCAGGGTTTGACTCTAGTGGAATACAAACATATTCTGCAGAAGAATATACAGCAGATGGCGGTGCAGGTGGAGTTGATCTAGTAAAGTGGTACGAGGCACATCAAGGATCTTTCTTTATGCTTTTGGCTTATGATAGATATGATAAATTTGATACAGCACCATATGCACACTTACAACAATATAATGAAGTTCTAGAAGTATATTTCTCTGACTTTGATTACTCAGTAGTTAAAAGAGGATTTACTACACATGATTTTTGGAACATATCGGTATCAGTTGAGGAAGTATAATGTTTAACGATGAAGAGTTATTAGACCATCTTCAAACTGTAAATACCTTAAAGGTTGAGTCTTTAGTAACAGCAGAATGGAATCTAAATGATTTACAGTCTATAGAAAATTATGGAAACTATAGATATAGACCAAATGATTCTGCTTCACCAATATATAATGCCTTAGTATCTTCATATGATGTAAATGATGAAGGTAATTTTTACTTAGACGCATTAGAGTCAAAAGTGATATCAGAGTATGCAGTAGATGACAACGATGCATCATTATTGTTTACAAATACAGAAGTAGATAGAAGTTTATACTTTTCATTAAAAGAATGCTTTCAACCATTTAGACCTAGATCGGGTATAAATAAAGCATTATTCTTTGATAATAAATACATAGATAATATTACATCTGCTAGAAGACCAAGATATTATTTAGCATCTAGATATGATAAATTTAAATACTGGAATTCATATAGAAGAGAATTATATAAAGCAAATGCTAGTGCTAATTTTATTAGTAAAGAAAGAGGTATATCAAATAAGACTCAAGCAAATGCTATAGGATATGAAATAGAAGATGCCGTTCCATTTGTTATATATGAAAATAATTTTGCAATTAATAGAATAGTTTTAAAGATGCAAACAAATCTTGCCGAAACATCTAAAGGCACTATAAGAAATAGACTAGATGATGTTAGCGTAGAAGATCCACTAGGAGACATTAACAAATCAAGTATTCCAAAAAGGTGGTCTATTCAGTACCTAGACGAGGCAAATAACTGGAATACTGCTATAGACTTTGATGAAGATAGCACAAGAAGAGACGGTACTAATATAGTTAAATATGATGGATATGTTGAATTATATTATGGATTAATAGCACCAGATGATTATAAAACTAATTTTAACTTAGTTGACAATTTAAGTTCTAGTGCTCTTTTGGTAAATGGCCTACTTGCTGGAGAGGCATACCTAGTTGGATCAAGTACAACAGACCCAGGTGAACTTTATATTTGGGATGGAGCAGCGTGGGACATATCTGTTCCAGAATATGGATTTTCTTTATTAGAAGACGATGATACAAAACGTATAGGAATGGTTAGAACACTTGTTGACCCAGAGTACTTTGAGATAGACGGTATAAGAACATACAGAGAAGTAAAATATATTAAAGGTTTAAGAGTCGTAGTAGAAACTATGTATGGACCAGAAACTACCTTTGACTTAATAGAATTATCTCCAAGACTAAAAGCAGATATATCAAACTATGTATCAACATTTGAAACAAATAGATCTTTAGCAAAATCAAATACTGGATTACCAGTTGGTGGACTATTAGCATCAAACGGACAAATTACCTTAATGAATTACGATGAAGCATTTAGTGAAAACAATGACAGCAGTTTAATTAAAGGATTACTAAAACCAAATGTAAAGTTTGACTTCTATGAAGCAATATTAGATGTTAATGGGTTTGATAAATTTATACCTATAAAAACATTATATTCAGAAGAATTTCCCGTAGTTGTTGGAGGACTCTTTGATGTTAATGTTCCACTTAGAGATAGTTATTTTAGATTTGAAACAGCGACAGCACCATCAATACTATTAAATAATACTACACTAACAAAGGCAGTAGCAGTTCTTTTAGACAGCATTGGCTTTAGCAATTATATATTTAGAAACATTACAACAAAGAATGATCCAGTAATACCTTTCTTTTTTGTAGAAACAGATGCATCCGTTGCAGAGGTATTAGAAAGATTATCTATATCAACACAAACAGCAATGTTCTTTGACGAAAACAATGATTTTGTGATTATGACAAAAGACTACCTACTTCCAGACACTGCAGACAGAGCAGTAGACTACACACTTTATGGACAAAGAACTGCAGCCTCTTCTGGATCAGTTTTGCCAAACATAATTCAAATAGAGGGTGTAGATACAAAAATTTTAAATAATGGAAAAATTAATTATGTTACTAGATACATACAAAGATCACCAGCATCACTTTCTCAAGCAACTAAAATAGATGAGGATAGAACATATATATACAAGCCAGTTTTGCTTTGGGAAGTTGGAAATGACATTGCAACCAAAACTATTAACGAACAATCAAAAAGTACTGGATTTTCTTTAGGAGCCGTTGCTTTAAATACAACTCTTAACGACCAGCCCCCAAGCGTAGAAAGCAATCTTGTTGTGAATAATATTATAGACCTAGGAGAAAATGTATATTGGCTACCTAGATTTCAAGGCTATCTATATGCTAACGGTGAAATTATTAGATATGATGCAGTTGAATACACAATACCAGGACAAGGAACATTTTGGATAACAAGTAATCAAGAATATCAAAAATATTTTGCAGAGTTGCCATTCAATGGAAAAATGTATCCTACTGGAAATGTTAGAATTTACTCAGAACCATACTATGTTAACTTAGCATCAGCAAGTGTTGTTGGACTAGATCCAGGAGTAACATATAAAAATGGAGAAGTAAAGTCACACGGAAGAGCACAATTTGGTACAACTATAACAGAGCATACTGCTGGATTATCTTCTTACTGGACTGACAACGCAAATGTTCGTGGCATTAAAATGTCATCAAATTATATATTTACAACAACCCCTACAAACTCTATATCTTTTCCACCAAAACAAAGTTTAAACTTAGCAGGCGTTGGTATGGATAATACAACCGCACTATCTTCAACAAGAACTAGTATTATTGCTAATTTTATGCGTCAATCAATACCATCTGATGATGTATTAAAAGATTATAAAACTACAACTGCTGGAACTATTCAGTCTTCAGCCTTAGTATTTACTGGGCCAACACCTTTACCAACAAATATTGAAAAAAGAGATTTTGTTACATATGTATATAAAGAAATGAATAATGACTTTAAACATTTTGGAACTAGAATGAGAATTATTGGAAAGTCTATCTATGGAGATAAAATTTTAACACCACAAAATGCTGTAGACTATTATACCGTAGACAGTAAACAACACAACAGTAGCAGTTCCGTATAAATTATGGGGTGGGCTAACAAAGATATTAGTAGATGAAGGTAGGTTTGTTGGAAACGACAGGGTAGCAAATCAAACAAATCCAACTGTATATGATCTATCTGTAGAATATGAAAACATTGGAGATACTAGAAGATTCTATCTATATATAAACAATATATTAATATCTACTGTAGATGACACTTCTCCTTTGCCTTTATATAACAACATAGCATTATTTACTAGAGGTCCTTCAAAGTGTATGTTTGATAATGTTTATGCACTTAAAAATTTGCAAAGTAAAGAAAGTAGTGTATCTGTAGTCAATAGTACAAGTAAACCATTTTCTAGCAAGGAAATACTATCATCTGACGCTCTTAGAACATATGCTATGTCTGGAATAGTTCAGTCAACATATCTATCTGGAATTAACCCTAATAGTGGTCCAAAGTATTCTATATATTTTGATGAGTTTGGAACTATATTTAGAGAATGTGCATACTTTAATGTTAAATATGACAAAGCATACCCAGCATTTTTAGCATTCTTAGCACCTACATTTAATAGCGAAAGAACATATACCGCTTCTGGATTTAGGGCTGGATCATACGGTGCTGAATTTTTGGTGTTCAATAATACAGATAAGGCTATTGTTCTAGATGAAACATCTGGAAGTTATTTAAGAATTATAGGAGTAACCTTTACTCAAAATACATCTGGTGTATTAAACGTAGACGACTACTTTAAAGACTTGTCAAACTTTAGCGATCCAGTGGTAGTTAACAATGTTATAGTTTCTCCACAAGTATCAGAAAAAACATATCAAAACGTTAAGTCAAGCAGATCTAAATACGGAGATAGGTCATTTACATTAGAGTCTCCATATATTCAAAGTTATGATCAAGCACGCGATATAATGGAGTGGATGGTTAAAAAAACTATAAGACCTAGAAAAAATATGTATATTGAAACATTTGGGACACCTCATATACAACTTGGAGATTTATTGACAGTAAACTATAGATTCCCAGAACAAAATAATCAAGAAGGAACTATTTTTGTAGATATAGATAAAAAGTTTGTTGTAACAGAAATATTTTATTCTAGATCAGCAAGTGGAATTAGAAATAGATTAAGGATGGTGGAAGCATAATGGCAAAACCAGCAGCAGGTAAAGGTGGAGGAGGAAAAGCCTCTCCATCCAGTAGTCCAAAAGTACAGAAGTTAGCAGAGGCTGTTAAAAAAGCCAATACTGGAATACAGGGAACTAGAAAGCCTGGAACATCTACAAATAATTTATTTGCTTATTCATACACAAAGCCATTTAGGGCTCCAATTGGAGTAGATAAAAAAAGAAAGAAAAGGGGGAAGCAAGGGGGAGGCGATACGGTATTGCCACCAGATCCAGGTCCAGCGTTACCACCACCAGATACAGGAGATTTTTCATTTACGCCACCACCAGTAATGGTTCCAGAAAGAGACGTGGTTAATCTAGCAACAGAAGAATTAGATGCTAAGACCATAGAAAACTTATTGTTTGAAAACATAGGTGCTAATGAGTTAGTAAAGTTTGTCAGACACGACACGGTAGAGGGAAATAATCCATCATATAATATTATATCCAATCTATCTGATATAAGAAGAAAGTTTAACCCTGATGAATTAATATCTGTACAAACATCTGATTCTACTTTTATAAGTAACTCTATTAATTTAAATAATAAAATACCTAGTGATGAATATTTAGAAGCCCTTGGACTAACAGACTATGTATATATAGATGAAAGTGGAAATCTAATCATTGAGGTAGTTAATATGAGGGATAAAGAAGTAGTAGAGGTCCAAATCGATTCTAATGGTACAATATACGAGGTGAACTAATTTGATTACAACAAATGGAAAAGAAATTATTGCAAAGTATCTTTTAGATCAGGCACCAGCATTTGCTACATATATTGCTGCTGGAACTGGTAGAAAGCCAGAATTAACTGGGGTAGAGGCCACTGTCTCACCATCTGCACAAGTATTAGATTTTGAAGTTTTTAGAGAGCCAATCATTGCAAAAGGTTTTGTAAGAGAAGATGATGGAACAGAAAAAATAGTATTTAAAGCACAAATGCCTACAACTCAAAGATATTTAATTTCAGAAGTTGGGGTATATCCAGCGGCAACAAACGTTACAGCGGGAAAGTATGATAGTAGACTTTTGATTACCTATACGCCAGCAGAAACATGGTCATATGTAAATAATGGATCAGCATCTGCAGTGCTTTTTGAACCAGATGGAGTTGTAAACTTTGCAAGTGGCAGTGTTGTAACTAACGATATTACCACAACTACAAAAGCACAGTTTATTAACTCTGACTCAAGCATATTTGATACATCATTGAGATCAGCAAGATATGAGCAGCCAAGATTATTAAATCGTGCTCTTATGGTTAGTGGAAGTAGTTCATATTTAACTTTAAACCCTTTAGACTCTAGCAAACTTGTAGCAACAAGTAGTGCTGCATATGTTGAAAATAATGAAATTAATTTTGATTTTAGTCAAAACATTACAACAGATCAACTAAAACTTGCATTAGGTTTATTGAGTAGAACTGCATCAGTAAATACAGCACCAGACTCAGTTAGAATTCTTTTAGAGTTTACAAACGGAACAACAACTCCAGGAACATCTCCAAAAGCAACATTAAGCATAATACTATCTGCAGCAGATTTTCAAATAAGTTCTAATCCAAATAGATATATTATTGTAACAAAGTCTTTATCAGACTTCGAAAGAGATTCTAACTTTACATTTTCAAATATTAATGGAATTAGAATGTACACATCTGTTTTAGTTGGGGGTGTACCAACAGATAACTATCTAGTCGTTTATGATGGATTAAGAATAGACAATGTCTCTACTATTAATCCTTTATATGCATTAGTAGGATATGATGTTATTAAAACAGATGATGCACAACCAATCTTAAAAGAAGAAAATACTAACAACTATATTGAATATAGATTTGGCATAGGAGTGACATCTTAGTGGCTAAAGTAATAAGTTTATGGACAACTTCCAACACATCCAAGTCCACCAATAACTTCAATTGCTTTAAAACAACTTTTTGGGGTCTTTGATACAGGACTGATAGATTTATGACAGGTTCATATCCTAAAGTATTTAATACGGAAACAAGTGAGTGGACAAATTTACTTGATAACAATTTTACAATTGATGCGGTTGGTGGCATCACCTCTGCAAGCCCACAAGCAGATGATATATTTAGGTACGTAGCAGCATCTAGTGAATATATCAATGCTCCAATAACAACAGTTTTACAAGGAAAAACTTTAAATTTAGGAACTATTAACGCTAGCAGTGGATCTATATCAGGAAACTTGGTGGTTGGAAGCACGTTAACTGTAAATGGAGTATTGATTACAGGCGGTGGTGGCTCTGGGTCGGTTAGCACAGAACAAGTCCAAGACGCTGCTGCACCATTATTAGATCACGCTTTTCATACAAACATTACTGCTTCATATGATGATGCTAACAACAGAGTATTGTTAACAACTGTAGCAAATCCAACAACAGAAGATATACAAGATGCTGCAGCACCACTTCTTAATCACGCTTTTCATACAAACGTAACTGCATCTTATGACGATGCAAATAACAGGGTATTGCTTACCTCAACTGCATCAGCAGCAGTACCTACAGAAACAATTCAAGATGCGGCAGCACAATTGTTTGATCATGCTTTTCACACTAGATTAACAGCAACTTATGATGATGCTAATAATAGGGTGCTACTTACAGCAAATCTACCAAGTGGTGCATCAGCACAAACTAATTTTTATGATGTTGTGAGAGATTATGGAGTTGTTTCAGGAGAGGCAGATTCTGCAACAAAAATTCAAAATGCTTTATATGCCGCAAGAGATGCTGGTGGTGGCATAGTATATATTCCAACTGGAACTTATAATTTAGGAAGCAGACTTGAAATATACGAAGGTACAACTTTATTATCTTCTCAAAAAGCAACATTAAGCAGAAACCATACATCAAATTTAATTATTAATGGCTTGGCTGGTGCATCATATAGTGGCTATAATGGACAAGGTAATATTAAAATTATTGGTGGAATATGGGATAATAAAGGACCATCTTATCCAGTAACACCTGCTATGGGTATTAGTATTGGTCACGGACAAAATATTATAATTCAAGATTTAACAGTAAAAGATACAGCAGGTTTTCACGCAATAGAAATTAACTCAAGTAAGAATGTAAGAATATCAAACTGCAGACTTATTGGTTTTGTTGATACTGGAAGTAGAGGATACTCTGAGGCAATACAGATTGATCTTGCTAAAAGTTCAGCAGTATTTGGTGCTTTTGGTTCTTATGATAATACTTCGTGTGAAGATGTTGTAATTGAAAATTGTTATTTTGGTCCATCTGGTACTAGTGGAACAACTGCTTGGCCAACAGGGGTAGGAAGTCATTCTTATACCGCTGGATTTTATCATACCAATACTAAGATAACAAAAAATCATTTTGACTCTTTAACTGAGTATGCAATTAGAACTTATGTAGTTTATAAAAATTTAATTATTGATTCAAATACAATACAGTCTTGTTATGGTGGCATTACTATTGGATTGGATGGTGGAGCAAATCACACTACTACAACACAAACAGTACCTCAACAAAGTCAAAATATAACAGTATCTAACAATCTTATACTTGACACAAATGGAACTAATGCAATTGCTTTTTGGAATACAGACGGTGCAATTGTAACTGGAAATCAAATAAAAAATGTAACAAGAACAGGGTCTAACCTTGGAGATGGAATATTGTTTGTTACTGTTGTTGACGGAGTTATTGCAAATAACAGGGTAGAAGATACATCTCAAGATTCTATAGATGTTAGAACTAACTCCTCTGCTATTATGGTTGCAAACAATATAACCAAAGATCCAAGTCAAGTTACAACTAATACACATAATCATATATATTTTAATGATTCCGTAACCAATAGTTCTATAATTGCCAATAGAGGATTTAAAGAAGGATCTAATATAGCCCTAAATGGAATTTTAATTACTGGCACATGTAGCGGCATGAGGGCTTTTGGAAACCACTATGGCTCAGCAGCAACAAATGTTTTTAATGATAGCAGTAGTGCTGTAACAAGCACAACTAACGCCTAACATGGTATACTGGAGGTATTATGGCAGCAATATCACTACCTGAACGTGGTCAACCATTAGATGTTAATTATATCTATGAAATGGTTAGCCAGATAAATTCTATTGAAAATAGAATAGCAATTAGAAATACATCTGTTTCTACAGTCAATGCAAATAGCGACACTACCAGCAATATTAAGTTTTATGCAGAAGAGTTGGCTTTAACAACCACTGAAGCAAAGGCCAATGCTACAGATAGCGTTACCTTTACATTCCCTAGATTTAAGTTTACACCAGTAGTAACAGCATCAATATTTAACCGATCTGGTTCAACACCTGGAGATGATGTTATTTTTACACTTAGAAACATTACAACATCCAGTGCAACCGTGGTAGTAAGATTTAACTCTAGTGGTAAAGTAGACCTAAGAGTTAACTTAATAGCAATCGGTATACCTAACTAAGATATGATATACTTTTGAACCATGGCACATATAGTAAATGAAAAAGAATTAAGATGTACTAAATGTAATGGAAGGATGCTTGTTGACAGAGTATTTCTTTCATACGATCACCTTGAGTTGTACTGCCTTGTATGTGGCAAAAGAGAGATGTATAATCATCCAGATAAACATGGAGAAGTTGCAAGATGGATAATGAAGGTAGAGAAGGCCAGGTTAAAGATAACTGGCAACAGCCTGTAAAACCAAGTTCTACAATATTTTTTCTTAATAAAGAAATAGTAAGATTAATACATGTAAATAAGGCTAACAATATATGTGTTTTATATAATTTTATCCAAGATAAAGAGCAAACAATGCTGTATTCTGATTTTAAAAAACATAGAAAAAGAGCATATACTGTAAAAAATACTATGAGGATCTTTAATAGATCAAGGATGCAACTTGAAAGATGGATTAAAAAAGAATTAGTTATGCCACCAACTGGTGCTGTAATAGGCGGTAAAAGAATATTTAGACAATATGCTTATTATTCAGAAGATGATATCTTTACAATTAGAGATATTATTGCTACAATACATAAAGGAAGACCAAGAAAAGATGGAAGGGTGACTCCTAGGTTTGATGTACCAACAGAAAAGGACTTGCGTTCTTTACTTGGAGACGCTATAATGTTATATACCAAAACAAAAAGCGGGGAATTTATCCCCGTATGGACAGAAGAAACGTGGTGAATATGTCAGACAAAACAACAGTATCAGTAACCTTGGGTTATACACTAAACTTAGGAAATTTTCAAAGTCTAAGATTAGATCTAGGATGTACAGATTTTCTTCGTGAAGGAGAGAATGAAGATGCAGCAATGGAAAGAGTATACTCATTCATTGAAGGCAAACTATTGACCAAGATTGAGGATGCTAAGAAAGAACTAGAGTAGTGGCACAAAAGCAGTTAAGACATGCATTACTTACAAGATATAAAAAACTTGCTATTGAAAAAAATATAGATAGCAATATTAACATATATGTAGAACAGTGGGCTGCAGATTCATTAATTGAATCCTATACCCTAGATATGTGCTATGAAATGTTAGACTATTATTTTAGAATATCAGAAACACCTTCTTGGAAGTGGTTTGCAAACAATGCAGATAAACTATACAAAAATTTGCAAAATAGAAAAGAAGATGATAGAATAAGACAGTTACTAAAAGAACAAGCGAAAGATTGGTTAAAGTAGTGTCAGCAGACCTAGAAGGAAAAGTACTTTCTGCGGTATTAAAAGATAAACAGATACACATACTATTACAATCTAATCCAGACTCTTTGTTTAAAACACACAAAGATGTTTGGGAATTTGTTAGGAACTATCAAGAACAAAACTCTGTAGTTCCGTCAATTAATTTGGTGGTAGAAAAGTTTAGAGACTTTGATCCACAAGGTGAGATAGGTAGCACAAAGCATCACCTTGAAGAACTTAGGGTAAGTCACCTACAAAATAGTCTAAGTAGTATCTTAATGGATACTGCTAATAAATTAAAAACTAATGAGCCAGTAGATGCATTAAACAGCATTATTTCTAAAACCTCCGATCTAAAAAGAATAACTGCAGAGATAAGAGATATAGATGCAGTAGACGTAGAAGATGCTATTGCACATTTTGATAGAATAAAAGAATTACACGAAAAGGGTATTCATGGTATACAAACAGGTCTTGCAGGTTTTGATAACTATCTTCCAGCGGGTATTACTCCTGGTCAGTTTGGCATTCTTCTTGCCTATCCTGCTATTGGTAAGTCTTGGCTCGCGTTATTTATGGCTGTTCAAGCATGGAAAAACGGAAGAAAGCCGCTATTCATCTCATTAGAAATGACAGAGTCAGAAGTTCGTAATCGTGCTTATACAATTATGGGACAAGGAATGTGGTCTCATAGAAAATTAAGTTCTGGTGTTTTAGATACAGACTCTTTTAGAAATTGGAGTAAAACACATTTAGATAATAAGCCATCGTTTCACATTGTTTCTAACGATGGGCTTGGAGAGGTTTCTCCATCAGTTTTGAGGGGTAAGATAGATCAATACTCTCCTGATATAGTCTTTGTTGATTATATTCAATTAATGCAGTCAAACAATTATACTGATAATGAAGTAGTAAAGATTAAAAATATATCTAGAGAATTAAAAATATTAGCAATTAGTGAACAGGTTCCTATTGTTGCTATTGCTTCTGCTACCCCAGATGATGCCACAGATATGTTCACCGTCCCATCACTAGGTCAGGTTGCTTGGTCAAGGCAGTTGGCTTACGATGCTGATTGGGTATTAGCATTAGGTAGAGCACAAGGTAGTAGCATATTAGAGTGTGTTTTTAGAAAGAATAGACATGGCTTTTGTGGAGAGTTTATGATTGATATAGACTTTGACTCTGGAAGATTTATGTATAAAGATAATGAGCCATCCTCTTAAATATCGTTGATATAATTATGGTATGTCATATAGCCATAAAAAGATTCATCGATTTTGCCTAGAGGGTGAAATCTTTGATGAGTCTTTTATATCAAGATTAAAAGACCAATACATATTCATGGTCATAAGTGGAATGAGGAATAAAGGCTATGTTCCTAGATACGATATTGACACAGACTTTACAGTAAGTTATAATGGAAAGACATTTGATTTTAAGTTATCAGTTTACGGAGTATATGTTGGAAAAGAGAATGCAAAATGCATACTAGGAATAGACAAGAATACGACAATACGATCAACTATTATACAGAAAATCAAATCAGAAGAAGTCTCCTAGCCTCTGGCATAGATATAGTATCAGAAGTAGATATAGACTTTATTATATTTTGCCCATTTCATAATAACTCAAGAACACCCGCTGCAGAAGTTCACAAAACAAATGGTATGTTTTATTGTTTTGCTTGTCAAGAAACGAAAGAGTTAACAGAAGTAGTTATGCAGGCTTCTGGAAGATCATACTTTGAAGCAGCAAGGCTTATAGATTCTAAGTCTGATAATAAAAACTTAGTTGAAGCACTACAAGAAACATTAGATAAAAAAATAGATTTTCAAGAATATGATTTAGAAGTTATAGAAAGATTGCATAAAAATGTATTTGAAAGTTCAAAGGCTATGTCTTACTATAAAAATAGAAACATATATAAAGATAGTGTTATCAAATATAAACTTGGATACTCCGAAAAGCAAGACATGGTAACTATTCCAGTATATTCTCCAGAAGGTTTATGTTTAGGATTTGTTGGTAGATCCATAGAGGGTAAGGTGTTTAAAAATACTCCTGGATTACCTAAAAGCAAAACCTTGTTTAATTTGCAAAGAGCAAAAAGATACGATAAAGTTTTTGTTGTAGAGTCATCATTTGATGCCATTAGACTTGAACAAGTAGGTGTTCATGCAGTAGCAACTCTTGGTGCAACTATATCAAAAGAACAAAGAAAATTACTTAAGCAATACTTTAATCAAGTTGTTGTCTTGGGTGATAATGATGAGGCTGGCAAAAACATGTCTAAAAAAATGATAAGTTATTTTGGAAGTGGATGCATAGCACCATCTTTACCAGAAGGCATAAAAGATGTGTCCGATTTATCAGACAATGACTTAAAAAAGTTTGTAGATAAATTTGACGACATAGTGTCTTCTATGCTACAATGATATAACGCTCATATACAGAGTAAATACTAAGGAGAAATATGTCAATTATAAAAGGTCTAAAAAACATTGAGGCCGTTATTGATAAGCCTAAATTAAACATTTCAGGCGAAAAGGTAACGTGGCTTAAGTTAGATGATGGGCAAAGTGCTCAAATAAGATTCGTTAGCGAATTAGATGCAGACTCACCTCACTATGATGAAAAGCGTGGTCTTGCTATTGTTGTAAGTGAACATTCAAATCCAGATGACTATAAAAGAAAAGCAGTTTGTACTGCAGATACTCAAGGTCGTTGTTTTGGTTGTGAAATGTTTCGCAAAGAACCAAAGAGTGGTTGGAGAGCACGTTTAAGATTTTATTGCAACGTTTTAGTTGACAATGGAATCGATGCACCACATGTAGCAGTTTGGAGTATGGGTGTAAGCAAAACTGCAACATTCAATACAATTAGAGAATATGCTGCAGACTCAACAAGTATTTCAAATATGGTTTGGAAACTAAAAAGAAATGGAAAGGGAACAGAAACAAATTATGTTCTACTTCCAATGAAACAAGATGCTGAACCATTTAACTGGGGATCATTTGAATTTCCTAACCTTGAAAGAGTTGTTAGAGAAGTTCCTTATGCTGAACAAGAAAATTTTTATATTGGATTCAGCAATCAAGCAACATCAACATCGGTCGACTGGTAATATCAGAAAGGCTATGGTTTGAACTACGTTCCTTTACACGTGCATACACACTATTCATTAATGGATGGTGTTGCAACTCCAGAAGAGTACTGCAAGCGTGCAAAAAATATAGGCATGCAAGCCATAGCCATTACTGATCATGGTGCATTATCTGGTCACAGACCAATGTATCGTGCAGCAAAGGCGGAGGGTATAAAACCAATTCTTGGTATAGAAGGTTATATTACTCATGATAGATTTGATAAAAGAGATAAGAAAGAAAGACTTGGAAATCCCCTAGATTTAATTTATAATCATATAGTTATACTTGCAAAGAATCAACAGGGCTTAGAAAATTTAAATAGATTGAATGAACTGGCTTGGACAGAGGGATACTACAGCAAGCCTAGAATAGATTTTGAATTATTAGAAAAATATAAAGATGGATTAATAGTTTTATCAGCATGTATGTCTGGCCTCATTGCTAAGGCTTTAGAGTTCAATGAGTATGCAGAAGCAAAAAGACTTTTGAAATGGTTTAAGGATACATTTAAAGATGATTTTTATGTTGAAGTGATGCCACATAACTCAAAAGAACTTAACAATGAATTACTTGCTTTGGCTGATAGTATGGATATTAAATCAGTAGTAACACCTGATTGCCACCACGCCAGCACAGATCAAAAGGTTATTCAAGAAATTATGCTTCTTTTAAATACACATGCAAAATTAACTAAAGATGCTAAGTTTGAAAAGTCTCAAAAGATAGATGATGTTATGAAGCGTCTTGATTACCTATACGGTGAAGATAGATTTATGTCATTTAGATCATTTGATATTCACTTACTTTCATATGAAGAAATGAAGCAAGCAATGAGTATGCAAGGTATAAAAAGAGAAGACATTTATACTAACACTATTGAAATTGCAAACAAAGTAGAAGAATATGAGATTGTTAGCGGCTTAGACTTACTACCTGCAAAAATTGATGATCCACATCAAGGTTTAGTTGACCTAGTATTAAAAGGTATGGAACAAAAAGGATTATATAATAAGCCAGAATATAGAGAAAGAATGCAAGAAGAGTTAGATATTATTAGAGATAAAAACTTTTCTTCATACTTTTTAATTGTATCTAATATGCTTAACTGGGCTAAGGAACAAGGAATCTTGGTTGGACCTGGTCGAGGTTCTGCAGCGGGATCATTAATTTGTTACGTACTTGGAATCACAGATGTTGACCCATTAGAGTATGGATTGCTATTTTTTAGATTTATCAATCCAGAACGTAATGACTTTCCAGATATTGATTCGGACATCGCAGATAGTAGAAGAGATGAAGTTAAGTCTTATCTTGAATCACAGTATAAAAACGTAGCGTCCATTGCAACATTCTTAATGTTTAAAGGTAAGGGTATTGTAAGAGATGTTTCTAGAGCATTTAATATACCACTATCAGAAGTAAATAAAGTTTTAAAAACAGTAGACGACTGGGACGATTTTATTACAAGCAAAAATGCACAGTGGTTTAGATTAAAATATCCAGACGTAGTCAGATACGGTGAACAACTTCGTGGTCGTATTCGTGGTACTGGTATTCACGCTGCTGGTGTTGTAACAGCAAAAGAACCAATCTTTAAGTATGCACCATTAGAAACAAGATCAGCCCCAGGAAGCAAGGAAAGAATTCCAGTAGTAGCAGTTGATATGGAAGAGGCAGCAGATATTGGATTGATCAAACTAGATGTTCTTGGATTAAAAACCTTAACTGTTATTGATGATACCTTAAAAATAATTAAGAAAAGACATAAGATTAATATTAAGTTAAAAGAAATACCTTTAGATGATCCAAAAGTGTATGAGATGCTTTCAGATGGAAGAACTAAAGGAGTGTTTCAGTGTGAAGCAACACCATACACAAACTTGTTGGTAAAGATGGGTGTAAGTAACTTAGATGAACTTGCAGCCTCCAATGCTCTTGTAAGACCAGGTGCTATGAATACAATTGGTAAGTCATATCTTGCTAGAAAACATGGTAGAGAAATAACTGAGCATATACATCCTATTATGCAAAAGTTTACTAAAGATACTTATGGATGTGTTTTATACCAAGAACAAGTTATGCAGGCATGTGTTGGCTTGGGTGGAATGAGTATGGCCGAAGCAGACAAGGTTCGTAAAATTATTGGTAAGAAAAAGGATGCAAAAGAATTTGACGAATTTAAAGACAAGTTTGTGACTGGTGCATCAAAACATATTACTCCATTCAAAGCAGAGGGACTATGGCATGATTTTGAGGCTCACGCAGGGTACTCATTTAATAAGTCTCATGCTGTTGCATACTCAATGCTTTCATATTGGACAGCATGGTTAAAATATTATTATGGCATCGAGTTTATGTATTCATTATTAAAGAATGAACAAGATAAAGATGCTAGAACAGAATACTTGATTGAAGCAAAAAGAATGGGCATAGCCTTAAAACTACCCCACATTAATGAGTCAGATAGTGATTTTAAGATCGAGGGTAATGGAATAAGAATAGGATTATCTGCTATCAAATGGATATCAGACAATATATCTTCTAAGATTATGGCAAGAAGACCATTTAATTCATATCAAGAATTTTATGATTTTGTATTTACAAAAGGAAGTGGGGTTAATTCAAGATCACTAGCAGCACTTGATGCTGTAGGTGCATTAACCTTTACGGATAATCCTAGAGATGAAAAAAAGATAAGAGAAAGTTTATACGAGTATTTAAACCTTCCCGAATTTAAAACAACAGTACCACAACACTACTATGCTTATATAGACGAGATAGAAGACTTTGAAGAAACTGGTGTGTATATATTGATGGGTGTTATTAAAAATATTAAAAGAGGTAAGGGCTGGTCTCGTGTAGAAATTATGGATTCAACTGGTCTTCTTGGAGTATTTGATGACGAAGAAACAAAGATTGAAGCGGGAAAAACTTATATTATTGCTGTTGCTAATAATAGAATTATGGAAGCAGTAACAATAGATGATATAAAAGATTCGCTATCTAATCCATTAATTAAATTCTTAAACTATAAAACTTTACCATATAGCGGAGAAGAGTACTATGTGGTATCATTTAAGTCAAGAACAACAAAAGCAGGAAAAAAGATGGCCAATATGATCGTTGCAGATACAAGTAGAGACATGAAATCTATTGTTATATTTCCTACAAAATATTCAGAAGGCTTTATGAAGTGTGAGCCAGGCAAGGCTAAGAAAATGACCTTTGAAACATCAAAAGATGGAACAGAAATATTACGAGAAGTAATGGCAAACTAGAAAGATAGGTATATGAAAACAATAGAAATAGAAGACTTCTTATCTCAGTTAGATCCTGAATTAAGAAAAAGAGTAAGCAATGCTACAGAAGTAGAAGTTAAAAAACAAAAAACACCCAGCATCAGTCTTAATAATGCACTAAAGGGTGGAGTTGGTTATGGTAGACAGATATTAATTTGGGGAAATAAATCAGCAGGTAAATCATCATTCTGTTTACAGATGATTGGTGAAGCACAAAAAGAAGGTAAGGTGTGTGCTTGGATTGACGCTGAGCAATCATTTGATCCAGAGTGGGCTACAAAACTAGGGGTAGATACAGATAAATTAATCTATTCAGAAGCAAGAACTATTAATGATATGGTCGATGTTGCTACACAATTAATGAAAGCAAAAGTAGATGTATTAATTGTAGACTCTATCTCTGCACTGCTTCCAGCAATTTACTTTGAAAAAGATTCTACTGAATTAAAGCAGTTAGAAAATACTAAGCAGATTGGTGCTGAAGCAAGAGATATGACCAATGCAGTCAAGATGCTTAACTATGCTAACAATCAAGAAAATCAAACATTATTAGTTTTAATTTCACAACAAAGAAACAATATCGGTGCCATGTATGCATCGCATGTTCCAACAGGTGGTCAAGCAGTTAAGTTCTTTTCTAGCACAGTTATTAAGTTGTGGTCTAGCGAATCAGAAAACCAAGCAATTAAAGGAAAGATACAGGTTGGAGATAAACTTATTGAAGAAAAGGTTGGACGTGTTGTAAACTGGCACGTTGACTTTAATAAAACTGGTCCAGCATTTTTAAGTGGATCATATGACTTTTATTTTGGTGGAAGCATGACAGGTGTTGATAAGACAGCAGATCTTGTAGATACTGCAGAACTTCTAGGTATCATCGAAAAGGGTGGTGCTTGGTATACAGTTTTGGGTGAAAGACTACAGGGCAGAGCAAAAGTAATTGAATACCTAAAAGAAAATCCAGAGAAACTAAAAGAACTTGAATCAGCCATCAACGTATAGATATTCTTTATACAATGGTAAGTTTATTTGCCATACATGTAAAGCAATAGTTGCAACAGCAAGAATGTACAAAGAAAAACAGGAGTTAACTTGGATGTGTCAAGAAAAACATTTATCTAAAGTTAATTTTAACGTAAGGGGATATTAATGAGTGAGCGTGGAGAACTAAAGCGTATTGGTGCCAAGCAACACATTAATTCAGGAAGAGGACCAGTTAAGGCTGACGGATCACTAGATGATTTTGTTGTAGACGTCAAAGAATATTCTAAATCATATTCTGTGAGCCAAGATTCTTGGGCAAAGATTGTGTCTGACACAATGAAGGTAGATAGAAAAAAGAATCCAGCATTAATGGTAGTTTTAGGAGAAGGAAACAAAAAGGTTAGACTTGCTATAATAGAATGGCAAGTTTTTGAGCAATTGAGAGAGAGCAATGGAAACAACAGTTGAGATATTAAACAAGGTTACAGGATTAAACGATATATCAGAATACATGAAAGATGAAGAATTAACCAATGCACTTGTAGTTGTTGCTAAGTTAATCTCTAATCCAGATATTCCGCCACAAAAGGCTACGCTACTAATTACCCAACTGCAAGCATATTCTGCTAAGTTTGGCATGCTTGCCTCTTGGTATTCGCATGTTAAAAAAGATGAAAGGGTAAAAAAGAATCTATACTACTCTGCAAGAGAAGCAATAGATAAACTAGTTGATGCCCTTAAATATAGTGTAAGGTCATTCTAATGTCAAAAAAATTAGTTAATAAGATTTTGTCTAAAGATGAGAAACATAGTGATGAAAGCAGTATAAATTTAAATGAAATTATAGATAAGATTCATGACGGGTATGAGCATAAAAAAGGTCCATACTTTGCTAAGAGAACAGGGTTTACACCCTCTGGATTAACGTATGGGGCTGGCAAATGCCCTAGAATGTGGTATCTATGGTTTGAGGGTAATGAAGCAGAAAATACTAATACTTGGTATGAAGTTGCTAATATGGACTCTGGATCAGACAGACACACAAGAATTGAAACAGCAATGGAAAATGCTGGCATATTAGTAACAAAAGAAGCACAGTTAAAATATGAAAACCCAACCATATCTGGTAAAACAGATGCTGTTATCAAATGGAATGATCAAAATATTCTTACTGAAATTAAAACTAAAACAGATGAGGGATTTCAAAGAACTAAGAAGCCTGCTAATTACCATATAGAACAACTACTAATCTATATGAAAATTATGAAGCAAGCATTTGGAATATTAATATATGAGAATAAAAACAATCATGAAATGTTAATGTTCCCTATCAGACTAAATCAAAAGTATAAAGACTTTGTAAACTACTTCTTTGACTGGATGAAAAGTGTAGAGGCTGCGTTTAAGGAAGGAAAACTACCAGAGAATCCATACAGAGTTAAATATAACTCTAGAGATTGTAAAGGCTGCATGTTCCTCAAGGTATGTCAAACAAAGCCAGTGGGCGATATCAAGATTGAGTCTAGGAAAGATCTTGAATGATAAAGGTATGTCAGTGGTGTGAAAAAGAATTTGATTCTCATATTAGAAACCAAATCTATTGTTCATCCGACTGTAGAACCAATTCAACAAAACAAAAGATATCACAAAGGTATCATCAGTCTAAATTTAGAACTAGGCTTAAAAAAGAAAGAAGATGTGCTGGGGGATGTAATACATTGCTAAGCGTATATAATGATTCTAAATTTTGTGATAGTTGCCTTGTAAATAATAAACAGGTAGATAAACTAATGAAAGAAATTAAAGGATATTTTGATTATGAAAAAGAATAAACTATTATATATTGGACACCCTAAAACTATTATGGCTATAGATGCTTCAACTAACTCTATGGCATTTTCTATATTTAAAGAAGGAGTTTTACACAAGTTTGGTAAAATTAATTTTCATGGAAAGCATGTATACGAAAAGGCTGGGGATGCATGCAGAAAATTAATACCATTTTTAAAAGACTTTGAAATAGATGCAATAGTTATAGAGTCTGCTATATATACAAACTCACAAAAAACTGCTATGAACTTGGCTTTAGTTCAAGGAGCAATTGTAGGATCAGCACAAACCTCTGGAAACAGGGTTGTAGCATCTTGCTCTCCAGTTGCTTGGCAAAATTGGATAGGAAATGGCAAACTTAAAAAAGAAGAAAAGTTGGCTATTAGAGATTTATACGGTCATGACAAATCATTCTCTTGGTATAAACAAAAAGAAAGAGAATTTAGAAAAGCAAGAACTATAAAGAAAATAAATATAGAGTTTGATTTAAGTGTTGAAGATGACGATGTTGCTGACTCTATAGCAATCGGATGGTACTCAAGTAATAACTGGCATAAACTTGCAAACGAACCTACAAATGTTGACAAGGTACAGGGTTAGTGATAAAATGAAACTCTATACTAATCAATTGTGGTTAACAAAAAGGATTATAAATGATAAGAAGACTCCTGAAGAGGTTGCAAAAGAATGCGGATGCAGTACAGAGACTATCTATGTATACATGGCAAAATTTAAAATTAAAAAGACAAAGAGGAAATAATGGCCGAATATCCTAGAATAGATATAGATAAACAACTAGAAGATAGAATGAAGTTTATTAGGGATATCTCTACACAAGCACCTGCTGGTCGAAAGATACTAGATGAATGCCTTGATATAGCAGAGTTACTTATCAAGAAGAATCAGTCATACGGCAGTTCCTATAGCCACCCTATTAATATATTTAGTAAGGCAGAGCCAAAAGAACAACTTAATATTAGAATTGATGATAAACTTAATAGAATAAAGAAGGGCAGCGAATATGCATCAGAGGATACAATACTTGATCTTATTGGCTACCTTGTATTATTAAGGACATTAGATGAGCACAGATGATTTAGTAAAACATTTAGACTTGGTTAACAAGGTTGCCTCTGAGTATCTAAAAGGTCACGATGCTGCAGAAATTTCTAGATCGCTAGATATTCCTAGACCAAGAGTAATGTCACTACTAAGTGATTGGCGTGTAATGGCTTCCAATAATCAAGCAATTCACGCAAGAGCAAAAGAAGCACTTGCTGGTGCAGATCAACACTTTTCATCATTAATTAAAAAAGCATATGAAGTTATTGACGCTGCAGACTCTACTGCAAATCTTACAGCAAAAACTACATCTATTAAACTTATTGCAGATATTGAAACAAAAAGACTTGAAATGCTACAAAAGGCTGGACTATTAGACAATAAAGAAATAGCAGAACAAATTATTGAAATGGAAAGAAAGCACGATATTCTTATCAAGATATTAAAAGATATTGCAACAGGTCATCCAGAAATCAGAGAGGAAATTATGAAACGTCTTTCAGAAATCCAAACTGAGGTGGTAGTAATTGACAACGATTGATTTTAGTGACTTTATAGAAGCACTGGATGAAAGTCCATTTGAAGAAAATCCAGTAGACATTAAAACATTTGTAACTGGAAAAGATTATCTAAATCAGCCAGAACTATCTGAGTACCAATATACTCTTGCAGAATGCATGAGCCAGATATATAAAAAAGAAGATATTATTAGATTGCTTGGCAAAGAAAAAGGCGAAGAGCATTATAAAAAATATACAAAGTCCGAAGTTATTCTTATGTGTGGAAAGGGTAGCGGCAAGGACCATACATCTACAATAGGTTGTGCCTATTTAGTATATAAATTACTATGCCTGAAAGATCCTTCTAGATACTTTGGAAAACCTAGTGGAGATGCAATAGATCTTATTAACGTAGCGGTAAACGCACAACAAGCAAAGAACGTATTCTTTAAAGGATTTAAATCTAAAATAGAACAGTCACCATGGTTTGCTGGAAAATATGAAGCCAAGGTAGACAACATGGAATTTAATAAAGCAATTACTGTTTACTCTGGTCACTCTGAAAGAGAATCTGCAGAAGGTTTAAACTTAATATTAGCAGTGCTTGATGAAATATCTGGTTTTTCTATGGAAGGTGCAGGTGGAAATGATCAAGGTAAGACTGCTGACAATTTATATAAAGCATTTAGAGGCTCTGTAGACTCTCGTTTTCCTGATTATGGAAAGGTAATCCTTCTTTCATTTCCTAGATACAAGGGTGATTTTATTTCTAAAAGATATGAAGATGTAGTTGCAGAAAAACAAACAGTTCTTAGAAAACATAAGTTTGTAATTAATCCAGTCATGAGCGAAGATGATCCAAATAATTCATTTGAAGTAGAATGGGATGAAGATCATATAGAGGCATATAAGTACCCTGGTGTATTTGCTTTACGCAGACCAACATGGGAGATGAATCCTACAAGAAAGATTGAAGATTTTAAAATAGCATTTCTAACAGATCCAAGCGATGCATTAATGCGTTTTGCCTGTATGCCAACTGTATCATCTGATGCATTCTTTAAATCAAGAGATAAGATTGAAAAGGGTTTATCAAATCGTAATCCACTGGATCACTCTAGAAGATTTGATCTTAACTTTAAACCAAAAGAAGATGTTGTTTATTATGTTCATGCTGACTTAGCACAGAAGCATGACAAGTGTGCCGTATCAATTGCTCACGTAGATAAATGGGTAAATGTTCAATCATTTAATAACTATGAACAGATAGTTCCTCATGTAGTTGTAGATGCAATTGCATGGTGGGAACCAAAGCGTGAAGGCCCAGTAGATCTTAGTGAAGTTAAAAACTGGATTATCGATCTAAGAAGACAAGGGTTTAATTTAGGTTTAGTTACATTTGATCGTTGGCAATCATTCGATATTCAACAGGAATTAAAACAGGTAGGAATAAAGACTGATACCCTATCTGTAGCAAAGAAACACTATGAAGATTTAACTATGTTATTTTATGAGGAAAGAATTAATGCTCCCCATATTGATATATTGCTTGAAGAACTATTAGAACTTAGAATTATTGGTAATAGAGTAGACCACCCTAGAAAGAAGTCTAAAGACTTAGCAGATGCTATGTGTGGATCTGTATACAATGCTATATCAAATACAGAAAGAAACAGAATAAAAGAAGTAGATATTCACACTTGGTCTAGGGGTGGAGTAGATAAAGATAACGCAGATGATTTTCTACCAGATAAAATAAAACCAAAGTCAGAAAACTGGTTTAGTGGGGGGTATAGATTAGTATGATAGACGATGTAAGTGAAGAAGAATATAGTGATCTTATTCAAAGACTAATAGATATGGGTGCTTTAGAAGTAATAGGATTTGACAAAAAAAGTAATCAGTTTACCTATGGCCTAACGCCTAAATGTCAAGAAATATTGCCAGAACTTTTTGATGAACATTTTAAGATGATTAATGAACTAGCCTTTAAACTATGGAATGATGGCCATATAGAAATGATGTTTGATAAAGATGGGGTACCAATGGTTATGATTAAAGACTTAGATCATGTGATGAATGTAAAGGATACCCTACCAGATGAAGAAAGATTCTTCCTTGAAAATTTATTATATAAGCGTCAAAGAGATCTTGAAGATAATGATATAATTTAACTATGCCTTACGATATTATTAGAAATGGCCCAGGATGCAAGGGCGGCTATGCCGTAGTAGGACCATCTGGTGCTCATGGATGCCATCAAACAAGAGCATCCGCTATACAACAACAACGTGCATTATATGCAGCAGAAGCAGACAGCAAAAAAGTAAATAAGGCAGAAGAATGGGAAGGCAAGCCCCTATATGATCAATTGTCTGATGCAGAACAAATGCTTGCAGACTCTTTATTAAAGTTAGCACAAGAGGCAGGACCTCTTGATAAAGCAGAGGGAATTTGGGTTGGCTACGAAAATGGAGAAGATAATGAAAATGCAGAAATTGGTGTTAAATGTGGCAACTGTGCATTACATAAATCATCCGTTGCATGTGCAATATTAGAAATGCCAATCGAAGAAGAAGGTGCTTGTAGATTTGCAGTAATTCCTGATGGGTATGTAAATGTAGGAAGCGATGTAAGAGACGATATGGATAATCCAGATCATGAAATGGATATGTCAAAAAGAAGTTTAGAAGATTTAGATTTAAGACCTACAGAATCTATGGCATCAAATGCTCGCAGAGGATTAGAATTAAGAAGAAAGTTTGGACGTGGCGGTACAGCAGTGGGCGTTGCACGTGCAAGAGATTTAGCAAATAGAAAAGAATTAAGTCCAGGAACAGTATTAAGGATGTATTCTTTCTTTTCACGCCACGAAGTAGACAAGCAAGGCAAAGACTGGAATAACTCAGAGAGACCATCTAATGGTAAAATCGCTTGGCTTCTTTGGGGTGGAGATTCTGGATATGCTTGGGCTAAGTCTAAAAGAAATGCAATCATGAACATTAGATCACAAAAATCTGCTGATCCAATGTGGTATGATTCAGCATTTTCTTTAAGAAAATATGTTGACAAAAACGACTTTAACCGATAAAATAGAATAGTCGAAAGGTCAGTGATGAGTAATGAAAAAGATATTGAGGTTTTACAATCTCTGCTTCAGTATTATCGTTCAAAATGCTCCCAACTTGAGTATGAGTTTCTTCTCCTCAAGGCTACAATTGAATTCAAACTTAAAGAGCCAAAAGATGAACAAAGTAAATAAAAAAAATTCTCAAATAGAACAAATAATTGACAAGCAAAGTGTTAATGTTGCAATTGTAAATAATAAAGCATACTGGGTTTTTGATAACACCTTCTATTCAGCAAGCATTAAAACAGATGGTGAAATAGATACAGACAATGCCTTACCAGTAGATGTATTTTCAGCATCTAAAAAAGAGGCAGTAAGCCTTCTAAAGATCCTAGACTCACTCAAAGAAAAATAATCATCAGTGTACTCAAACCCGATTTATTATATCTTACTGACTACATCCTTTATAAGTTTTTGTATATGGATATATAACATTAGAGAAGCAAAAAAGATAAATAATATACAATTAGTTGATATAACAACTATTGACAACAAAGGCTATTGGATGTATAATAATAAATTATACTGTGGAGATATTCAAAATAACTCTATAAATGGTAAAGATGTAATTGAAATAAACACCTTTGGTATGACGCCAAAAGAAGTACAAGACATGGTTAGGAATTTTAGATGATTATAGTTGTAGAGGGAACGAAGAGTTTCTCTGACTATGAAATTTTTATGAGGGCTATGGGTGTTGCACTTTCTGCCGTAAATGATGATCAGGAAATACAAGTATGGTCTGCTGGACCACATAAGATAAATAGTTTTACAGCAGCATTTTGCAATTCATCAGAAAACTACTTAAGGCAAAAAGGATTTAAAGTTACATTTTCAAAAGCAACTGCGGCATGGATTGCTGACAATCTATCGTATGTAAACTATTTTGCATTTTTTAGTTTACCAAAAGAGTCTTTATCAAAGTTAGTGCAAAAGGCACAAGGAGTAGAAGGGTGTGAAGTTGGAATTTTTAGATATTAGTCTCAACACCTGGTCAATGATTGTATTCTTTTTTTATGCCTTGTTTTTAATATCTATGACTCTTGCAGTATTTGGCGGTAGGGGAAATAGATCACTATTCTTATTTATAATACTAACCTTTATTACATTTAATACAGTATTAGTTTTATATGGAATAGAAACATCCCAAGTTGGATTTATATTGATGGTTATATTTCAACTATTTCTTACTACCCTAACTTTTATATATTTAAATGGAAATATTCCTACCTTAGAGAATGAGGATTTTTTAAATGAGGATAGATAGTATAGAACAAATGGAAGAGATCGTAAAGTCAAATCCAGATATGGCATGGGATAATTGGACAGTTATCTTATATACAGATGATGATGGATACTTTACAAAAAATGGTATATTTAGAAATGGGAAATGGCAAACTAAATATACGTTTAACATGGTGGACTATGGTGTGTGGAATATCCCAGACAGGTATCTAACACATGTACAAGTTTGATGAAAATGCACAATGTCTTGATATGGACACAAACTTATTCTTTGATAAGTATGAGGAGAATAAAGAAACAGCCTCCTTTGTTGATTCATTATGTATAAGATGTCCAGCACAAAGACAGTGTCTTGCTTATGCAGTCAGCAACCAAGAGTGGGGCGTATGGGGTGGAGTTTATTTTGAGGGTGGAAAGATATCTAAAGAATTTAATTCTCATAAAACAAAAGAAGACTGGTTTAATGTATGGTCTGGAATAGTTATGGATCAATAATATGTATACACCATTAATGAAAAAAGCAGTAAGAAGTTTTCAAGCACCAAAAGATTTTAATATAGATATAGTTGACTACAAGACCTTTCTTACGATACAATTTTATGAGAGCCAGTGGAGACATTACACTGACACAGAAAGATTTCAATGCATACAATACTTAAATAAAGTAAAGGGTGCATTGGAAAATCTAGGAGCAAAGGTTGCATTAGACCCTATCTTAGATGTAAAATATCCGAGCAAGTAAAATCAGAGAGAGGTAAAAATATGCCAGCAATTACAACAATTGTAGGTAATTTAGTTAAAGATCCAGAATCAAAAGATTTTGGAGCAGATAAGAATGTAACAAATATTCGTGTTGCATGCTCAGACCGCATTCCAGATGGAAAAGGCGGATGGAAAGATACAGATACAGCATATTACAATGTGTCTGCATGGAGAAGTCTAGGTAAGTATAATTTAAAAAGAATGATGGTACAAATGGTCATGCTTATGAAATTGAGGCTTCAGACGTAGGCGTATCATTGACCTCAAAAACAGCAAAGGGTGGAAACCCTTGGGCAACCAAGGACGAAGTGTCAGTACCAACTTCAACTGAAAAAGATCCTTGGGAATAATCTAGTATATAATTAAAGAGGGTGGGTAAAACTACCCTCTTTTTTATATTTACAAGGAGAAATAATAATGGGATTACCAATCAAAGATGGAAAAATTACAACACCTTACAAAAAATTAGGTAAGATGTGGTCTAAAGGTTATCATACTGGGATCGACATGGCAGTTAAAACAGGAACTCCAGTTATTGCAGTTGCAGATGGAAAAATTGAACCAGCAAACTGGGGAAAATCATATGGAACCCAAGCAGTGCAAAAAGTTGAAGGCGGATGGGTAATCTATGCACATCTTTCTAAACTAGATGTAAAAGCAGGAGACAAGGTAACTAAGGGACAACAAATTGGTCTAAGTGGAAACACAGGAAACTCTTCTGGCCCACACTTACATTTTGAAATGCGTGACAACATTCGTTGGTCAGCAGGAAAAGATATTGATCCAACAGCAATTCTTAACTCATAATATAATATATTTTTA